ACTTCCTACTCAATGCCTCCTGAGATCCACAACCTAGGAGGAAAGGGGCCTGGCATGGGCCCCTTCTTCATATGCTTATTGAAGACGTCCGTCAGGGCGTCTTTTTTATTTAGGTGGTGATGTAATGAGTCACAAGTTAACTGAAAAACAGACCAAATTTGTGGACTATTACATCGAAACCGGTGGGAATGCCACGGAAGCAGCAAGGAAGGCCGGGTACTCGAAAAAGACGGCTGAGGCAATAGGATTGGAGAACCTAGGAAAACCTAGGATTAAATCCGCCATTGACGCCCGGCTGGCCGAACTGAAGAGCCAGAGGACGGCGGATGCCACTGAAGTGCTAGAGTATCTGACGGCAGTCATGAGAGGCCAGCAGATGGATGAAACTGTTGTTGTGGAAGGCACTGGAGACGGCCGGAGCTCTGCCAGAAAAATGCAGGTGAGGGTTGCCAGCCGGGACCGGAACAAGGCAGCGGAACTGCTGGGCAGGGTTTATGGCATCTATAACGACAAGCTGAAGCTGGAAAATGCGCCTGTCCCAGTGATAGTAGATGATATTGATGAAAGGGGGCGGGGGTAATGAGTGATGCAGTTCGTGTGAGCTTATCCAGCCTCCTGGCTCCATCTTTCTATGGCCTGCACCGGGCAGTGAAACACCATGACTACACCCATTACTGGCTGCGGGGCGGCCGTGGCAGCACGAAATCCTCCTTCATCAGTGTGGAAATTATCCTTCAGATGATGAAGCATCCAAATGTGAACGGAGTGGCATTCCGGAAAGTCGGAAACACGGCCAGAAACTCCATTTTTGAACAGCTCTTGTGGGCCATACAGCAGCTGGGGGTGGCAGCCTACTGGAAAAAGACCTTTTCACCCTTGGAGCTGACCTACCTGCCGACCGGGCAGAAAATCCTGTTCCGGGGCCTAGATGAAGAGAACAAAGGGAAGTCTATCAAGTGTTCCAATGGCTATTTTGGCATTGTGTGGTTCGAGGAACTGGCAGAGTTCTCCGGGCCTTCAGAAATTGACACTACACTACGGTCCCTGCTCCGGGGCGGGCCGGAATACTGGGTTTTCTATTCTTATAACCCACCAAAATCCAGAGATTCATGGGTGAATCAGGATGCCCTGGTGGATATGCCGGACCGGATTGTTCATACATCTTCCTACTTGGACGTTCCCAGGGAATGGCTGGGGGAACAGTTCTTCCTGGAAGCAGAAAAGCTGAAGCAGAAAAACGAAACACTCTACAAGCATGTTTACCTTGGGGAAGTGACCGGCACCGGCGGGGCTGTGTTCGACAATGTGGAAGCGCTACCCATGACGGTAGAACAGATTGGACAGTTTGATCGCAGATATTTTGGTCTGGACTTTGGCTTTGCTGTGGATCCGCTGGCCTTTGTGGCCATGCACTACGACGCTAAACATGAAGATCTGTACATCTTCGATGAAATCTATCAGCAGAAGCTGACCAACCGGAATGCGGCGGAACTGATTAACCGAAAGTATCCTGCTGTGAGAATCCTGGGGGACTCTGCAGAGCCGAAAAGCATCTATGAGATGCGGGAGTATGGGACCAATGTAAACGGGGCCAGAAAGGGCCCGGACAGCGTCAGATTCGGTATCAACTGGCTCCAGTCCCGGGCACATATCTATATTGATCAGAACCGCTGTCCCAATGCCTGGCGGGAGTTCAGCGGGTACGAATACGAGAGAAACCGGGACGGGCAGATCATCAATGCCTTCCCAGATAAAAACAACCACGCCATTGATGCTGTGCGGTATGGGCTGCAGCCCTGCATGCCTCATGGCCGTGCCAGGATACTGAGGTGAGATTAATGAATATTGAAGCTGCCAAACAGCTCATCAAAAAATATACAGCCGGGCATGGAGCTTTCATTGCCCAGGCTATGACGGCCAAGCGGTATTACCTGGTCAATAATGATATTTTATATGCTCCGAAGAAACAGAAGCAGGAAGTCCAAAACGGGGAATCGGCTATGGAGAATCCGCTGCGGAATGCAGACAACCGGATTCCCTTTTCTTTCTATCAGCTTCTGGTAAATCAGAAGGCTTCCTACATGTTCACGGCCCCGCCTCTTTTTGACGTAAAAGACAAGGAAGCCAATGAGCAGATCTCCATAGATCTGGGAGATGCCTACAAGAAGAAGTGCATGGAACTGTGCGTGAATGCCTGCAATGCCGGCATTGGCTGGGTCCATTACTGGAAAGGCAACGACAACGAGTTCCACTGGGGTGTGGTTCCGTCCGAAGAGGTAATCCCGGTATGGTCCTCTGATCTGGATCACAGCCTGGCGGCCTGCCTGCGGGCCTATCAGGATATTGATGATGACGGCCACATGTGGGATCTGTATGAAATCTGGGATGACCGGCAGTGCCAGACCTACAAAAAACGGAATGATGAAGGGCTGAGCAGTCTGGTTCCCTGGGCCAGGTTCGCCACCGGGGCCTTCCTCATCGGTCTGCCGGACGGTAACACCAATGTTTTTGACCACGATTTCGGCAGGGTGCCGTTTATCCCTTTCCAGAACAACAGCCATTCTACAAGTGATCTGGCACAGGTCAAGAAGCTGATTGACTGTTATGACCGGGTTTTCTCCGGCTTCCTGAATGACCTGGAAGATATCCAGGAAGTGATCTTCGTCCTGACCAACTATGGCGGAGAAGATCTGGGGAAATTCCTGAAAGATCTGAAGTATTACAAAGCCATCAGCCTGGAAGACGGGGGCACTGGATCCGGCGGCAATGTGTCCACGCTGACCATCAATATCCCGGTAGAAGCTAGGGACAAGATGCTGGACATTACCCGAAAGGCCATTTTCTCCATGGGCCAGGGCGTGGATCCGGAGCAGCAGGGGATGGACAAAACCTCCGGAGAAGCCATGAAATTTCTGTATGCTCTCCTGGAATTGAAGGCAGGCATGACAGAGACGGAATTCTCCCTGAGCTTTAATGAGCTGATCCGGGCCATTCTCCGGTTCCATGGCAAGGAAGATTTAGCCAGGACAAAGGGTGGCATCATCCAGACATGGACCAGGACGGCCATTCGGAACGACGCCGAACTGGTTGACATGTGCGCCAAATCTGAAGGCATCGTGAGCCGGAAGACGCTGCTGAAGAATCATCCTTTTGTGGAAGATGTGAGTGACGAAGAAAAAGAGCTGGAAGCCGAGGAAAAAGCCCAGGCTGACAAGCTGGATCCCTATGATGATTTGAAGGATGAAGGAGGTGATGGAGATGCTTAAACTGCTGTTGGCTTACATTGATCAGTTTGGGGCAGATTTCCCGATATCCAAAGTAAAGGACCGGAACGAATATGAAATCTGTCGAATGATCCAGGAATGCCTGGAGACCAAAAAGGCATACGGAGCCACTACTGCTGCCGCTGCCACAACGGGAACCGAAGCAATCTAAAATCCCCTCTCGAGGCAGGTCAACCTCGGTAAAAACCGGAAGGAGATACCTATGAACATTGAAGAACTGCTGAAACAGCTGGGCATCCAGGCTGATCAGATGGAAACGGCCACGAGCCACGTAAAAAGCTTTCTGGACGGGGCTTACATCCCGAAGTCTCGCTTCAACGAAGTAAATGAGAAAAATAAGGACCTGACGGCCCAGATCGCTGACCGGGACAAACAGCTGACCACCCTGAAAAAGGCAGTGGGAGACAACGAACAGCTGAAAGCCCAAATCGAAGGGCTCCAGAAAGCCAATAAAGAACAGAAGGAAGCCGCGGACGCGCGGTTCAAGGCTCTCCAGATGGACAGTGCCATCAAGCTGGCCCTGGGAGATTCTGTCCAGGATCTGGATATTGTTTCCGGCCTGATCAAACGTGATGCCATCGTCCTGGGAGAAGACGGAAAAGTCTCCGGCCTGAAGGAACAGGTGGAAGCTCTCATGAAAGAGAAGCCCTTCCTGTTCAAGCAGGAAAAAACGAATCCTTACCAGCCCCATGGCGGTACGGGTCCGCAGGTTGACAATCCCTTTGCCAAAGAGACCTTCAACCTGACGAAACAAGGCCAAATGCTGAGAGAAAACCCCGAACAAGCCCGGGAAATGGCCGCCGCGGCTGGGGTAAAGATTTAAGGAGGAAAGATTTATGCCTGGTACGACTCTTGCGGACGTTATCGTCCCTGAATTGTTTACCCCTTATGTGATCAACCATACGGCAGAACGCTCTGCCCTGTTTCAGTCCGGCATTATCCAGCGGACTGCGGAATTCGATGCCCTGGCCAGTGAAGCGGCCCGGACTCATAATATGCCTTTCTTCGAAGATCTGAATGGCGATGCCCAGAACATCGTGGAAGGCACGAAAATCGAACAGAACAAAATTACGTCCAACAAGGATGTATCCACCACCATCATGCGGCAGAATGCATGGAGCGCCACTAACTTATCCGGCGCCCTAGCTGGATCTGATCCTATGGCAGCCATTGGGAACTTGGTGGCAGATTACTGGGCCCGCCAGTACCAGAAGGAACTGCTGGCTATCCTGGCTGGTGTATTCGCCTCCACTTCCATGAAGAGCCATGTGCTGGATCTGTCCAGCGGTACCGGCAAAGCGGCCAACATCTCTGCTTCCGCCTTTATTGACGGTCTGCAGCTGATGGGAGACGCCCAGGACCGGCTGACGGCGGTAGCCATGCATTCTGCTACCAAAGCCTACCTGAAGAAGCAGAACCTGATCGTAACGGAACGGGATTCCAACTCTGTGGAATTCGATACTTACCAGGACCGTCGGGTGATCGTGGATGATGGCTGCCCTGTGGCAGATGGCGTCTATACTACTTATCTCTTTGGCCAGGGTGCCATTGCTTTCGGGGAAGGGACCCCTGTGGACTTTGTGCAGACGGAAGTGGATCGGGATCCGAACCTGGGCGCTGGCGTCAATATCCTGTACAACCGCCATGCCATCATCATGCATCCCCGGGGCGTTGCCTGGACCAATAAGGCCCGCGCCGCTGTAGAATCTCCTACCCGGGCAGAACTGGCCAACGGGACCAACTGGAACCTGGTATACGAACCGAAGCAGGTGCGCCTGGTAGCCATTAAACACAAACTGGGCTGATGGGAGTGATTCTGGATGAACAGCGAAAAGTACTGGGCCAGGCGGGCCGATGCAAGGGAACGGGCCTGGCACAAGAAGTCCCAAGAGACCATTGAAAAAGAACTGGCCCGGTACTATGCCAGGTCGCTGGCTGAAATCCAGAAAGATATCCAGGCCCTTTACGGACGATTCGCTGCTGACAATCATCTGAGTCAGGTGGAAGCCAGAAAGCTTCTCCAGGGGCAGGAATTCCGGGAATGGCGCTACACTATCCAGGAGTATGTGAAACAGATCAATGCTGGAAATACGGGGCTCCTGAAGGAACTCAACACCCTTGCCATGCGCAGCCGGATCAGCCGGCTGGACAAGCTGTATTCAGATACGGTGATGGAGCTGGACAGCCTGGGCCGGAAGACCAGCGCTTCCATGAAGAAGTTCCTCTCTGATGCCTACAAGGACAACTATTACCAGTCCATGTACGAAATCGGACGCACGGTAGGGCTGAAATCTCCCCGGGTGGTGGTTTCCAGCAAAAGTCTGGAAGATGTGCTGCGGGATCGCTGGAGCGGGAAAAATTACTCAGAACGGATCTGGAAGAATCAGAAACTGTTGGGGCAGACTTTAAAACAGGAAATGGTTACTGCCGTCCACAGAGGAGAGTCTGTCGAGGCTGTTTCCAAGCGGATCGCCCAGCGGATGAACGTCTCTACTAAAAACGCCACCCGCCTGGTTCGGACGGAACTCAACTATGTGGAGAACCGGGCGGCCCTGGACAGCATCCGGGCTTCTGGCATGGATTACTACCGGTTCATTGCCACCCTGGACAACCGTACAACGCCGATTTGCCGGGAACACGATGGACGTATCGTAAGTGTGGAAGAAGCCTCTCCTGGGGACAATTTGCCGCCCCTGCACCCGAATTGCCGGTCTACTATTGCCGGCAGCCTGTACGGTCCTGAAGACGGGCACAAACAGGAAGGCAAGCGGATTGCCAGGGACGAAAAAGGGCGGAACTACTATGTGCCGGCAGACATGACCTATAGCCAATGGCACGATAAGTATGTGGTGAAGGCCCAGGTGCTCCCAAAGAATCCTCATGCCGGCAAGGCGGTCCTGGTGGATATCACACCGGAAAGCAATGGCGGAGACGCGGTGAAGGTGTATGAAGGGGAGAAAATCCCTCATAGGCTGGCTACTGAAAAGAAGCTGAAAGAGCCCATTACCTTTGACTTGACTGATCCGCGGTATAAAATCGCAGAGGATCAGGAAGGTGTCGAACGAGTAAAAAAATTCGTAAACGATGTCATGAATGTCAATGCTTTTGATGCTGCAGCATTGAAAAATGCTGATGTTATCGAACCGTTCTTGGAATATTTTCAAGAATTGAATGAAGCCTATGACAATGTTGGTAAACTGAACAAAATTACCGTCATAGATTTGGGATTTTCAGATTTTGCTGAAGTGGTTGGTCAGCATTTAATCCTTAATGCAAATTATTTTAATTCGAAGTTGTTAGCTGAGGATGGAATCAAAGAATTTATAAAACGAAACATATTGCCTTCTAAAGCAGATTTAAAATTTATAGCTGCTCATGAATGGGCACATTGTGCAACTCAGGAATTCCTGGATAACCATCCTCGTTCCAAACTCCATCTTTTATACCAAAGAAAGTTTGGGAAATATCTTACTGGTAATTCAGCCTTTGATGTGTATGAATTTACAGCAGATGCACTTGCTGCATGGCTTCGTAAAATCCCTTGCAAATATGCCAAAACCGTGGTAAATTTGTTAAAAAAGGAAGGAGTCTTGGAATATGTTTCCGATAAATAGATGTAGGTGCTGTAAGCATTATGTGGTTTATCCGCGGGAAGATATGCGGGGATGTCCCTACTGTGACGCATTTCCAAAAGGGATTCCTTTTGATATTTTTACCGAAAAGGTGAAGCATGATAAGCCGTATCCAGGTGATCATGGGATTCAATACGAACCAGCGCATTCAGAAGCTGAATAAAATCTAACAGAAAGCACCTAGCAGAAATGCCTGGTGCTTTTTTCATGCCTGAAATGAGGTGATGCTTATGACTACATACTTGGAACCTTCTGCAGCGGAAACGGAGATCCAGAGCAATGTGGCCACCATCCGGGGAAAACCTGCGGATGAAACGGCTGCGGCCAGACTGGCCCTGTATGCAAAATATTTTGTGGCAGAGATCCTGGACTACTGCAACCGGGACGATTTTCCCCAGGCGCTCTGTATGACCGGGGCTGAAATCATTGGCCGGTGGCTGGACGATCTGGAAAATGGCGGCAGGTCCGCCCTGAAATCCATCAAACAAGATGACACGGAATACCAGTTTGCAGTGTCCGATGCTTCCCAGGCTGGCAGTACTCTGGAAAGCGATATCGCGGCCCTGCGTCCCCGGCTGAACCTGTACAGGAAACTGAGGTGGCCGCAATGACCCCGCCCTGGGAGCGCTGCCGGAAATACCTGGCTAAATATATGTATAGGGATAAAGTCACCGTCACCAGGCAGGTTGCTGCTGTAGATGAAGATGGGGCTGATACATATGAACTGCAGGACGTCTATAAAGATGTACCCTGCAAGCTGAGCCAGTACGGCAAGGAACTGCAGAGCGGGCAGGAAGCCAGGGCCTTCACCATGAGCAATGATCTGCGGCTGTGCGTGGATCCGGATATCAAGATCCTGCCAAACGACATTCTGACCATTACCCATGAGGGAGACCAGTTCCAGCTGAATGCGGCAAAGCCTTTCCCTTATCCTGATCATGTGGAAATCAGCGTGAGACGGAAGGAGGAAGCCTGATGGGAATCCATTTTTCCAGCTTCGACAAATTCAGCGACAAACTGGAGACCATTGTGGACCGGGGCCCGGAGGTGGTGGACCACTTCCTGGACCAGGAGGCGGAAGTCATCAAGGGTCGGGTGCAGGACAATACTCCTGTAAGAAAAGTGAATGGGGGCCATCTTCGTGCTGGCTGGCATCATACACCAGCTTCCGGCGGACAGTGCCAGATTTACAATAATGTGGACTATGCAGCCCATGTGGAATATGGCCACCGGACCCGGAACGGAGGTTTTGTAAAAGGCCGAAAAATGCTCCACCGAGGCATGCTCCAATCTGGGAAAGCTTTTGAAGCTGACGGTGCCGCCATTTACAAGAAACTGCTGGGAGGCTGATGCCTTTGATTGCTCTGCGATCCATCAAGGCCGCCATAACGGCCAAACTGAAAACCAAATATCCCAACTGTAAGGTGCATTTCGACAATGTAGAGAAGCCGGAAAATGCACCTTATTTTTATGTGGAATTCACCACCAGTATCCACCAGACGCTGGACGAAACCTACACGGACAGGATTATCCAGGTGGATGTGACGTATGTGCATCCCAAGGACGCCAAGGGCCGGGTGGACCGTTCCGCTGTGTTCGATGTGGGAGATGCACTGGACCTGATGTTTAGGCCCTACCTGCAGGTGGGGGACCGGTACATCACCATCCTGTCGGCCGAAACGACCATGGTGGATGATGTGCTGCACTACATATTCGACCTCCAGTTTACAGATGCCTGGACTGACGAAGAGGTTGGAAAAATCCGTGGTGAACTGATGCAGTCCCTGGAGTTTCAGCTAAACAGGGCTGATCTGACTGAACGAGAATAAAGGAGGAATGACAATGGCGAATGAAGCCGAAGTATTTGGCCTGCCGCAGGTCATTATCAATTTTCGCACCAAGGCTACTACGGCCATCAAGCGGTCTGCCCGTGGTATTGTAGTCATGATCCTGCACAATGAAAGTGCAGACGAAATCAAGAATTATGCAATCCGGGATGTGTCTGACATTCCGGATTCCGGGCTGACTCCGGAAAACGTGGATCTGATCAAGAAATGTCTGCTGGGGACTCCCCTGCGGATCCTGGTTTATACCCTGCCGCTGACTTCCGTGGATGGGGCCAAGAATACCCAGGCCAATGTGCTGAAGATCCTGGCCAGCATCAAATGGAACTGGCTGTGCGCGCCTACGGCAACGACCCAGGAACAGCAGGACCTGGCCAGCTGGATCAAGACCCAGCGGACCAACAAGCGGAAGACCTTCAAAGCTGTCCTGAGTGACCAGGCTGCCGACAATGAAGGCATTGTAAACTTCTGCACTAACAATATCAAAGTTCAGACTGATACCGATTCCAGCGGGAAGGCTGTCTATACGACTTACACGGCTCTCCAGTATACGGCACGGATTGCCGGCATCCTGGCCGGCCTGGCACTGGACCGCAGCGCTACGTACTTCAAATTGACCGAAGTCGAAAGTGTCGAAGTCTACGAAGACATCGACACCCTGATCGATAAAGGGGAGCTGCTGCTGCTGGACGAACAGGACGGGGATGGTGTCAAGATTGCCCGAGCCTGCAACTCCCTGGTAACTTTCACTACGGACAAAGGGGAAGATTACCGGTACATCAAGATCATCGAAGCCTTGGACATGATCACGGATGACCTGCGGGATACCTTCAAAAAGTATTATGTGGGCAAGTACATCAACGACTATGACCACAAGATGCTGTTTATCGGTGCCATTAAGGTTTATTTCGAAGGCATCAAGGGGAATGTCCTGGATAAAGATTGGGACAACACGGTGGACATCGATGAAGAATTCCAGGCCAACTATGCCAAGCTCCATGGTGATGATCCTACCCAGATGACCAAGATGCAGATCCGCGAGTATAACACCGGGACCCAGCTGGTGCTGGCCGGCAATGTGAAACCGGTGAACGCCATGGAAGATCTGACCATCAACTTTACGTTCTGAGGAGGTCCTGAAGGATGAACAGAAGCGAATATGATGTGAAATACAGAGGCCGCCGGCGCTGGAACGGATCTTATGGGAAGGTCTGGTGCAACGGCGAACTGATCTTTGAAATCCAGAAATATGAATGCAAGGTTACGGCCAACCGGGAAGATGTGACCTGTGATATCTCTGATGACTCCAAGATTGTGAGCCTGAAAGGGGAAGGCTCCATCACCATCAAGAGCGTCATCAACAGAAATATTGCTGCCGTCCTGGAAGAATGGAAGAACGGCCATGATCCCCGGTTCCAGCTGACCGGGCTGATTGATGATCCGGATGCTGTTGACGGACAGAAGGAACGGGTAGTCATCGACAATGTGTGGTTCAACGAACTGCAGCTGATGACTTTTGAAAAAGGCAAGGTTGTGGAAAAGGAACTGCCCTTTGGCTTTACCCCGCAGGATGCCCAGTTCCTGGAAACTGTGGAATGAATATCATACTGAGCCGGCTGTGCTGCTGGCTCAGTTCTTTTTGACTAGGAGGATGAATCATGGCTGTATCCATTGAAGAACTGATTTCCCGCAGGGAAGAAATCGAAAAGAAAAAGGAAGAACGGTATGATCTGGCAACTTCCATCGGGACTATTACCGTCAAAAAGCCTACCAAAGCATTTGTGGCGGAGGCACTGGATCTGGAAACCGGATCTGACGAATATACGCTGTACAACCTGTGCGTGGCTCCGTCCCTGAAAGACCATGCCCTGCAGCAGGCTTATGGCTGTGTAGAGCCTACGGATATCGTGGATAAGCTCTTTGAACCTGGTGAAGTGGTGGCAATCGTGAAATCCATCATGGCCAAAGCGGGCTATGGAGAAAAAATCGAAGCGGTCATCCATGAAGAAGTAAAAAACTGATCAGAGAGGACTGGGAGGCGGCAGCAGCTGCTTATCTGGTCCTCCATGGGCACCCTTTGGACTATTTCTTTTCCCTGTCTAAAACAGAAAAACTGTTTTGTTGGGCCGCTGTAGAACAGGAAAAGAAGGAACAGAGAGAAAGAACAATGGCGATTGCAGAAGGGAGGATGCCTCGCTTATGGCCGACTACAAGTTAAGCGCCACACTGGAACTGAAGGATAAATTCACCGCGGTAGTAGATAAAGCCAAAAGCGGCATGAAATCCTTTGCCAGCACACTGGAAGGCGCCAGTGGATCTGTCGATAAAACCGGCAGCGCCATGGAAAAGATGGGGCGGTCTGCTCTTTCGGCAGCCGCCAAAGCAGATAAGGCAAAAAAATCCCTGGAAGGCCTGAAGGGGACTTACACAGCGACCCTCAAGACCAATGATTCCGCTACCGGCACTGTGAAAAAGGTGGCCAATGAAATCAAGGCATTGACCACCAAAACGCACAGCATCCGGGTGGGTATCCAGCAGCAGATTTCCGGCCCGCTGGGGAACATTAAAGGCAAACTGTCCAATGCGACTTCCGGGTTCCTGTCCGGGCTGCCGACTCAGCTGGTAGGATTCGCCGGCATCGGGTATGGCGTAGCCGATACTCTGCGGGTTTATACGGATTTTACTCACCAGATGAGCCGGGTAAAGGCTATTGCCGGAGCCACTGACGATGAATTTGCCAGATTGACGGCAAAAGCCAAAGAACAGGGCATGATGACTCAGTTCACGGCAACAGAATCCGGGAAAGCCATGGAATACATGGCTATGGCTGGGTGGAAAACTGAAGATATGCTGAACGGCATTTCCGGGATCATGTCTCTGGCTGCGGCTTCCGGAGAAGATCTGGGGCAGGTATCCGACATTGTGACGGATGCTTTGAGCGCTTTCAAACTCCAGGCGAAAGATGCCGGGCATTTTGCTGATGTACTGGCACAGGCAGCCACCAACTCAAATACCAATGTGGGCATGATGGGCTATACCTTCAAGTATGTGGCCCCGTTGGCCGGTACTTTAGGTTTCAACATCGAAGACACGGCTCTGGCTATCGGGCTCATGGCAAACAGCGGCATCAAGGCAGAAAAGGCCGGAACTGCTCTGCGATCCATGTTTACCCGTATGGCTGCACCCACCAAAGAATCCAGCTCTGCCATGGCGGAACTGGGCTTTTCTATGACGGATTCTGCCGGAAAGGTGAAAAGCCTGCGGTCCATCATGAAAGAGCTGCGGAAAGACTTCAAGGGGCTCAGCAAAATGGATCAGACCAGGCTGGCCAAACAACTGGCTGGAGAAGATGCCATTTCCGGGTTCCTGGCTATCATGAATGCCAATGAATCAGATTGGAAGAAACTGGAGACAGCCATTGAACATTCCCAGGGCGCAGCAAAAAATATGGAAAACATTTCCACATCCAATCTCTGGGGATCCATTAAAGGGCTGCAGTCAGCCTGGGAAGCGGTGCAACTGGGCATTATGAGCCAGGGGCCCGGCAGCGGAATGAAAGAATTCGTGGATGCAGCTACTATCGACCTGCGAAAATTCACCAAAAGCCTGGAAGATGGTTTCCAGTTTAAAGACCTGGTAGATGTGGCAAAAACTGCTGTGCAGCAACTCATTGACAAATTCGTCCAACTGGATGGGATGGGCTCTGTGCTGGCTGGCGGCACTTTGGCTTTTGGGTTGGTGAAGCTAATTGGGCTGATGAAGAAGTTCAATGGCCTGTTTAAAAATACTGGCACGTCTGGAGGAGTTTCCGGTACAGGTGTCGGCATGAATGACATGGTGATCAACGCCAGAAATGTGGTGGTTAATGGTACAGTTTCCGGTTCTGCCGGAGGGGGCACCGTGCCGGTCCCCGGCGGCAGAAAGAAATCTGGTGGAGCTGCAGCGGCTGCCACTTTTGTCCGATATCTTCCGGCCATTCTGACCGGAGTGAAAACGGCCTATGATGTAGTCAAGACAGAAGGCAAAGACGCAAAGACCCGGGTGGGAATTGGTGGTGCTGTGCAAACGGGGGCGGTTGCCCTGGGTACGGCTATCGGTGGCCCGGCGGGCACTGTTGTGGGCTTCGCTGTAGGTGATGCTATCAACCAGGCCATCCAGGACCCGGCATGGTCTTCTCAGCGGAGTTCTGCTGGTTCTGAAATGTACCTGCAGCCATCCTATGATGACCGGCTGGGCACGAACGGTGGCGTCAATGGTGACACCATGGGCAATGGCCAGGATATAGCCTCCCGGTTCCAGACTGATACGGCCAACTTCAAGAACTGGCTGTTTAGCAGTGACGCACCCAGTGCTATGGATGACTGGGGAAATTCCATGGACGGCATGGCAGACCGGTTCAACCAGGACTGGGAAAATATGAAGCAAACTGCTCAGCAAAAGCTGTCTGGCATTGGAACGGCCATGGGGGAACTGGGCGAAAGCATTGGTACCCAGGCCAGCGAAATGCAGACATCTATGAGCAATGCCTGGGAAAACATTGCCCAATCCGTATCTGGAACTACCAGCGAATGGGGCGGTTATGTGGATGATGCCATTGGTACCATCGAAGGCGCCCTGGAAGGACTGAAAGGCAGAGCTGCCGGCATCTGGGCGGATATCAAAGAATCGGCTGCCAGTGCCTGGGCCGATATTGGAGCCAAAGCTTCCAATGCTTTGGCCGGTGCTCAAAGCTGGTTTGCTGGGACGTCCCTGGGCAAATGGTGGGACCATAATGCTACCGGATCTGAGTACTATGCCGGAGGCTTAACGGAAGTCAACGAACACGGAGGAGAAATTATCGACCTGCCAGGCGGTTCCCGGATTTATCCCCATGCCACTACGGAAAGGATGCTGGAAAAACAGTTTTCCAAAGCCGCCCCTGCTGGTGCACCTACTGTAACCATCAGCGGAAATACTTTTATTGTCCGACAGGAAAGCGATATCCAGCAGATTGCCTATGAATTGGCTCAGCTGATCATGCAGGGCCAGCAGAATTATGGAGGTGGATACGCATGACCACATTCGGAACAGCTCTTAATGTGTTGTCTGCCTTCTTCAACGAAATGAATTTCGTCAATACTAGGAGGCAGATCCTGGTGAAGTCGGAACAGTTCGGAGAAGTCATCATTCCGGTTACGCCAGAAAAGTACCAGATGACTGGGGGACAGAAAAACAAGGTAGTGGATATTACCCGTGTGGGGGAAGCCATTATCTTCGGGATGCCTAAAGCCAGGACACTGACGTTTTCCAGCTTTTTTCCGGATCTGAACCATGATTATCCCTTTGCAGTGGATAGCACAAAAAGCCCCACTGAATTGGTGGAGTACTTCATCAAAGTCAAAGAGGCCCGGAAACCTGTTCGGGTAATCATCACAGACAGCCCTGTCAACCTGATGATGGGACTGATGTCTTTTAACTACTTCGAGAAAGACGGTACCCGGGATATCTATTACGAACTTTCCTTCACGGAATACAAAGACCTGAACATCCCCAGTGCCAACAATAATAAGCCTGTGGATGAAAAAACGGGGCTGAAGAAACGGCCGGAAGGGGAAACGCCCAAGAAAGTTACCTGGCAGAAAAAGGCCGGGGACTTCCTCGATGCCACCAAGAAAGCCTATGGTGATTATAACCATTGGCGCAGGGTGGCCAAGAGCAATAACCTGAGTTCTCTGATCATCAACAATGCCGGGAAAATCGGGAGAATGGTGGGTAAGAAGCTATGATCATCAAGCATAAATCCATCAAGACAGAAACCACCACAGATCGGAATGGCAACAAGACTACCAAAACAACGGAATCCATGGATGACCTGTCCACCCTGATCATGGGGAAGGTATCCTGGGAAGGCTCCCGGCTGCAGGTTGCCCGTAGGCTCCAATTCACTTATGCCCAGGATGCCCGGGATCCGAACCTGCCCAACTATGTCATCAACTGCGGGGAAACGATTTATGCCTACGATGAATCTGGAAACTTGCAATTCCAGGGCAACGTGTACAGCGTTGAAAAGAATGTCCAGGCTTCTTCCGTCCATGTGCTCTGCTACGACAACCTGTTTATCCTGACCCGGTCCAAGACCACTAGAAAATTTGTGAATATAAAGGCGGAAGACATTGCCGGGTCTGTTTGCCAGGAGATGGGGATTAAAGTCGGTAACCTGGCAGAAACTGGGGTGGCTGTATCATTCATCGCTCAGGACAAAACAGGGTACCAAATCA